ATTCTTTTTAGCAGGTAGGTGGGATTATAGAAAATCAACAAAAGAAATTATTGAAACTTTTTTAAAAACGTTTGATAAAGACGAACCTGTTGATTTAATTGTTTCAATAGACAATATGTGGGGCAAAGATATGGATGGGTTTGAAACAACCGAAGAAAGATTGGCCCATTACAATTTAATAGATCCTAGAATTAAAATAATTCACTTTCCATCTAGAGAAGATTACATTAAAATATTAAAATCATGTAACGTGTTTGTATCTTGTGCTCGCTCTGAAGGTTGGAATTTACCTTTAATTGAAGCTATGGCATGTGGAATACCATCTATTTATTCTAACTGCTCAGGTCAGTTAGAATTTGCAGAAGGTAAAGGAATACCAGTAAATATTTTAGAAGAAAAACCAGCAGATACTAATTCATATGCTAGGTATAAAATGAGTGATCTTCCAGGTAATTATTATGAACCTGATTTTGAACATTTATCTCAACAAATGAAGTTTGTTTATGATTTTTACGAACAAGTTAAATCTAAATCTTTAGAAGAATCTGAAGAAATTAGACGTGATTTTAGTTGGGAAAAAATAGGAGAAATTGGATATCAAACATTAATAGAATTTTATCAAAATCACCCTTATACTCCTACAAAAAATGAAATAAAAATTAGTTATTTAGATGGTCCTAAAGTTGAAATAGTAGGAGATAACAATGAGGAATATCATATTGAATTTTTAGATGAAAACGATAATGTTATCCATGAAAGTACTATTAAAAATAATATGTGGACATTATGTAGTCGAAAATATTATACTAAGTGGAAAATTAAAGTTAATGGAGATATTGTAGATGAATTTGATCTTACTAATAAACGTGTATTAATTGGGTTAGAATCAAAAAGTATTGGTGATACTATTGCTTGGACTCCATATGCTGTAGAATTTGCTAAAAAACATAATTGCAAAGTAATTTTAAGTACATTTCATAACGAATGGTTTAAAGGATTAGAATCTTATAAAGATATTGAGTTTATAGAACCAGGACAATCAACAGAATGTCATGTTATATATAAAATAGGGTGGATGAGAGGTGATTCTGGAAAATGGGATAAATTTGATTGTTATCCTAACTATCCAAATACTCAACCTTTACAAAAAACAGCATCAGATATTTTAGGTTTAGAATTTAAAGAATTAAATTATGGCATAAATTTTACTTCTAAATCTAAATCAACTCAAACAGATTATGTTGTTATTGCTCCTGAATCTACTGCGGGTTGTAAGGAATGGCCTTATGATAGTTGGGTAGCATTGTCTAAAATGTTGCGTGAATTAGGATATACTGTAGTTACACTTACTAGTAAACCATATAATGTAAAAGGTAATTTAAATATTCATGGTAAAACATTAAATGAATCTATGGATATTTTATACAATGCTAAATTTTTAGTAGGACTAAGTTCAGGACTATCATGGATAAATTGGGCTTTAGGAAAACAAACAGTAATGATAAGTGGTTTTTCTCAAAAAGATCATGAATTCCAAAGTAACAATATAAGAATTCAAAATGAACACGCTTGTAACTCATGTTGGTCAAACACAAATTTCAATTTTGACGCGGGTAATTGGAATTGGTGTCCTATTTGGGAAGGAACAGATAAACAACATATATGTGAAAAATCTATTTCTCCCTTAATGGTATTTAATTCTTTAAATATTTTATTATAACACCATTTTACAAGTCTTTTTCCATATTTATCACTAGAAACAATCTAATAAAATGGCAGAAGTACTATTATCTCCGGGTGTATCATTGAGAGAAAACGACACCTCTCAAATAACTTCAGGTCCTATTACAGCAGGGTTAGCTTTAGTAGGTCCTACTGTTAAAGGTCGTGTTAATATTCCAACACTTGTAACAACTTACTCAGATTTCCAAAGTAAATTTGGTGATTTGTTTGAAAGTGAGTCAGCAAATTACGAATTTTTAACATCCATATCAGCTTATAACTACTTCCAACAAGGTGGTGAAAGTATTTTAGTAACTAGGGTTGCATCTGGTTCTTATACTTCAGCAACATCATCTGTTATTAATGGAAGTTTAACAACAGGAGCATCAGTTACTGTTAGTAATGCTAGTATAACTCCTCTTATTAGTCCAACTGGTTCTTTTTCAATTAATGGAATCACAATTGCAGTAACAGGAAGTACTTTACCTGCTAATACAGCAACAACAATATTTGTACCTTCTGGTTCAAATGCTTCTGCTTCTATTGTCAATATTGCAACATATTTTAATGCTAGTTCATCAGCTCCTGCTTACAGCTCAGCATTACAATATATTGTAGCTAGTGTTTCTGGATCAGCTGGTACTGGTTTATTTTTTAATACAACTTCATCATTACTTGGAACATATTTTAGTGCAGCTACATTAAACGCTTATACTTATGTATCTTCAAGTACTACTACTTTGTTTAGTGGTGCTACAAATGCTACAGTAGCATTTACATTAGAAACTATTTCTGAAGGTATTATAATGAATAATAACCAAGGAACATTATCAAATGGTGCTTTAGTAAGTGGTAGTATTGATAACGTAAGATGGCAGGTTGTTAGCCCTGATAGTGCTAGTGGAACATTTACTTTATTAGTTCGTCAAGGTAATGACACAACTACTAATCCTAATGTATTAGAAAGCTTTACTAACGTAAGTTTAGATCCAAACTCACCAAACTATATTGAAGCAGTTGTAGGTAACTTTAAACAAAATACAGCTTACGATAGCTCAACAGGTCAGTATTACATTCAAACTTCTGGTTCTTATGCTAACGCTTCTCGTTACGTAAGAGTTAAAGAAGTATTGACTCCTACTTACAATTATTTTGATAATAATGGTATTGCAAAATCTCAATACTTTAGTTCACTTCCTCTTGCTGGATCTGGAAGTTTCGGTGGAGCAACAGGTAATGATTTAGATTATGTTACTAACTTGTATCAAAATATTGGTACTGTTACTCAAGGATTAACATCAACTGATTATGCGATTGCTGATGATATTTTAGCAAACCCAGATGAATATAATTTCCAATTAGTTGCCACTCCTGGTATTACTCAACAATACCAATCAGGTGTAGTAGCTCAATACATTGCTTTATCTGAAAATAGAAGTGATTGTTTCTATATTACTGACTTAGTAGGATATGGAGCAACAATTGCAACTCCTGGAATTTATGCTAACCAGTTAAATACTAACTATGCTGCAGCTTATTGGCCTTGGGTTCAAGTATTAAGCCAAGCTACTGGTAAATTGGTTTGGGTTCCTGCTTCAACTGTAATGCCTGGTGTTTACGCATTCAACGATAGAGTAAGTGCTGAATGGTTTGCTCCTGCTGGTTTGAACAGAGGTGGAGTTGCAGGTGCTTTACAAGCTGAAAGAAAGTTAGGCACAAACGATCGTGACACTTTATATCAAAATAAAGTAAACCCAATTGCCAGCTTCCCTGGCGTAGGTTTAGTAGCTTACGGACAGAAAACATTGCAAACTAAAGCTAGTGCACTTGATCGCGTAAACGTTCGTCGTTTATTGATTAACTTGAAGAGATACGTTAGAGTAGTTGCTGAATCATTGTTATTCGAACAAAATACTTTAACTACTAGAAATAACTTCGTTTCTCAAGTAAATCCTTACTTAGAAAGTGTTCAACAAAGACAAGGTCTTTACGCTTACAAGGTAGTAATGGATGATAGTAATAACACTCCTGATGTAATTGATAGAAACCAGTTAGTAGGAGCTATTTATATTCAACCTGCTAAAGCAATTGAATATATTTACATTACCTTCAACATTACTCCTACTGGTGTAACTTTTGGAGCATAACATATTTATTAACAGACTAAAAAACAAAGAGAAATGCCAGTATTAAATCCTAACGAAATAATGTTTACTGCCTTCGAACCGAAGGTAAACAACAGATTCTTGATGACTATTCAAGGTGTACCTTCATACTTGGTTCATAAAGTAAAGTTTCCTGAAATTAACTTAAATGAAATTACTATAGACCATATCAACGTTTATCGTAAAGTTAAAGGAAAAGCTAGATGGCAAGATATGACTATGAATCTTTATGATCCTGTAACCCCAAGTGGTGAACAGGTATGTATGGAATGGATTCGTTTATCACACGAATCAGTAACGGGTCGTGATGGTTACTCAGATTTCTATAAAAAAGATATCACTTTGAGTGAATTGGGCCCTGTTGGTGATGTTGTTGGTGAATGGATTATTAAAGGTGCATTTATCAAACAAGCTTCTTTTGGAGATGGCGATTGGAGTCAAGGTGAACAATATAAAGACATCACTTTAACACTCGCTATGGATTATTGCATCCTGAACTACTAAAATATATACTCAAAAGGTACAAAGGAAGTCTGGCTTTTGCCAGACTTTTTTTGTTTGTATATATTTATTATCGTAAATAAGTTATTATGAGTGAATTTAAATTTCCTACCGAAGTTATAGACTTACCTAGCAAAGGTTTAGTTTATCCTGAATCAAATCCATTAAGTTCAGGAACTATTGAATTAAAGTATATGTCTGCTAAAGAAGAAGACATTTTAACTAACCAAAACTTCCTTGAAAAAGGTATTGTAGTTGATAAACTATTACAATCAATGATTGTAAGTAAAGTTAATTATGATGACTTAATTTTAGGTGATAAAAATGCTATTTTAATTGCAGCTCGTATCTTAGGATATGGAGCAGAATATCCAATTGAAGTAACAGATAAGTATGGAAGAAAGATCCCAGTAACTATTAACTTAAGTGAATTAAAAAATAAACCTTTTAAAGAAGAATTATTTGAAAAAGGTAAAAATGAATTTAATTTTATTTTACCTCAAAGTAAAGTAACAATTACCTTTAAACTTTTAACCCATAGAGATGAATCAAAAATTGATGAAGAAATTAAGGGTTTGAAAAAATTAAGACCTCAAGAAAGTTTTGATATTACTACACGCTTAAAACACACTATTATCGCAATTAATGGCGATATTAACGCAGAAAAAGTGCGAATGTTCGTAGATAACATGATGATGCAAGATTCACGAGCTTTGCGCAAGTATATCAACGAAATCACTCCTGATCTTGACATGACTTTTAATTACGAAGATTCAAAAGGAGACATGGTGGAGGGTGTCTCTATGCCTATGAATATCAACTTTCTTTGGCCTGACGCCAACATATAGACCAGTTTTTATGGGTGAAGTCCATGATTTAGTATATCATGGAGGTGGTGGATTTATTTACAGTGAAGTATGGCAAATGCCTATTATGACTAGACGTTTTCATATTAATAAAATTAATGATTTCTTGCGAAAAAAGGCAGAAGCTGAAGAAAAAGCAATGAAAGGATCTAATACTATAGATGCTAAAACTTATGCTAAATCAGTAGATGTTCCCGACTTTGTAAGTAAAGTAAAAAAGTAGTATTCTAAATATTTATTATTATGGTAGATGCAAACGATCCAATTAATATTGATTTAAATAAACTAGAACAGTCAAATACTGCTGTTAAAAATATTAATGGTAGTCTTGCTAATACTAAAGATGAAATATTAGACGTAAATACACAACTTGAAGAATTTAATTCTTTAACAGGACAATTAAATGCAGCTTTAAAACAACAAGTTAGTGAACTTAAAGATGTTAATTTAAATTATGTAAAATATGCTGAGTTAAAATATAAAGCTGCAAGAGCTGTTGATGAGTTAAGTAGAGGTGAAGAAAGATTTCAAAAGTTAATTGGAAACGTAGATATTTCTCAATCTCAACAACTTAATGATGTTATAAAAGAGGGTATAAAAAGTAGAAGAGATTTAGGAGAATACACAACATTGGCTCAAAGAGCACAAGAAAGATTAAATAGTGCTTTATTAGATGGAAATTTAAACACAACAGAATTAACAAAGTTAAAAGAGGAAGCTATTGCTGCTTCTCAAAAATTAGCAACAACAGAAGAAAAGTCTAGAAATTTAGCATATCTTATTAATGGTGAATATGATAAAGCTGGATTGAATTTATCTGCAAATGATAAAAAATTAGCAGATCAAGCTTTA